GCTGGGGCAAATTACTCTGGTTATATCTACTGAATTTATTGACATCCTCCTCCCTCCTTCGCATTTTTATTGGAATGCGCATCAAGCGCACCTATTGAAATACCTTGTTATCTGCTGCCCAGCCCACCTTGCCATTGGTATTGCAACTGCATTCCCGACCTGTTTGTAAATATCGCGATCATTCCCCGCAAATTGATATGTTATCGGAAATCCTTGCAACCTTGAGTATTCTCTGGCTGTATAAGGCCGGATACGTTTACCGTCTTTAACTAGCCTTGTGCTTAAATCTTTATGGTAGTGAGCCACACAACAAGGGGCTATATCATCCTTATCCGGGTCTGATATAATCGGCTTGTCCCGATATGAGCCGTTCAATCGTTTATAAACATAAGCCGGAATATCAATATTAGGGTCTACTTCCAGAAGGTCTTTTAGCCGGATTGGTTGAATTTGTTCAGGATATTCCAGACAATCAAATGGCTTTTTAGTGCCGAAAAGTATGAGTCGTTTACGTTCCTGTGGCAGCCACATATTCGCATTTACTGGACATTCAATCCTAACATAGTAATCCGGCAATCGAGACAGGGCTTCCATGACCACCCGAAACTTTTTCATTCCGGGTACGTTTTCAACGATGTAGGCTTCTGGTTTTTCTAGGGCAACGTGCCGGAAAAAATGTAAAAACAGATCATCCCCCGTCCTAGTGCCGTGAATATCCGCTATTGTTGAATACCGGGTACAAGGGAAGGTCCCAACAATAACATCAGTCTTGGGCTGGTCTAATACCGTTATGCCGGTAATATCGGTTTCAATAATTTCATGTTCGAAATTAAGTCGCAGAGTTTGGCAGCATTTATTATCGATCTCATAAGACTGAAGTATATTTATACCAGCTTCCATAAGCCCATAATCCATTCCGCCAGCTCCCGAAAAATAACTCTTGGCTGTAATCAACTTCGTACCTCCCCTCTATGTCGCTTAATTAACAAACTACGCCTTACCCTTGGGTTATCTGCAGCCCTTGTATCGCTCCTACAATCTGCATCTGCACACTTGGATCCAGACCTTCTTCATACATAACATCCTTGATCCAACGGACCTTAAACGTATCAAGATCAACTGCCGGCGTTTTCATTTTCTTTCTCTCGCGTTCAATTTTATGCCTCAGAGAGTCAATTGAGATACCCAGCTCAGCAGCTGCAGCTGCCTGGGTCATACCCTGAGATAATAATTCCTGTGCTTTTGGCCAAGCCTCGGACCAGTTAACCTTAACAGCATACGGTATTGGTTGATCGTCAGCGTCGGTAAATCTATCCTTGACCTCAGTTTTGAGCTGTTCTACACTTTTTACAGCAGACTTATCTACGCCCTGAGCCGGTTCCTGGTTCGCGGCCGTAACCGGTTCGGGGTTCGGGGTCTGCTGTTTTTTCTTTTCCTGTTTCAACCAACCAGCTAATGTCCCCACTGGTATTCCTATCGTTTCAGCTGCTTTAGTCATGGTCATACCATTTTTCATCAATACCTGGGCTTGTTTTACTTTTTCGGCTCTTGTATTTTCATCAGTCTTGATCCCCTTCATGATATCATCCTCACTTTCTTTTTGTGGTCGGCCCTGCCCAGACCGGTGTTTGAAGTTCGCCGGGTTGTTCCAACCTTCCGGGAAGGCCGGCATCGTACCTATAAGTTCCTTGGTACCATCAGGTAATAACCTATATCGGTAAACCGTGTTATCTACAAATCCCTCAGGAGGCCCCGGATTGTTTTCTTTTGGTACCACTTGAGGATTATCCCCTGGTGATAGTCCGACGCACATTTCAGTATTACGATTCAAGTTCCTCCCTCCTTAGATACTCTTTTCTTTCCAGTTTTTCTTTATGATCAGCCAGGAACTTCTCAATTTTCATACGTTTCCCTGCTGGCGTTTCCCAGTCCACTATAACCATTTCAATTAAAGTCTTGCAGGTCTGCATTACGTCCAAAGCTTCGCGGATTATCTCAACCGGATTATCTAATTCCACGGCCTCCTTGACCTCGTTAAATTCTTCCGTGATCTTCTCCACCTGATTCTCTATCGTCCAGCCTTTTCCTTCCCAATCTATTTCTGGTAAATCTATTAACATTCTTATACCTCCTCAATCGCTATATAAATTCCTGGTACCTGAGCCCAGAATTTCTCAATAATCTCACTGGCCACCAATGCATCATCTGTCCAGTACTTAAGGTCTGTCATAATATCTTTAAGCATCTTTTGAAGATTATCTGTATCAGGCTTAGTCCCCTTGTACTCACCATCCCGGTGCTGGCCAGTAATCGGGAAGCACCACTTTGTTACCAGACGTACTGCACCGGTATACTTTTCAACCGGCACATGCCCAGCCAGGTGAGCCTGCAGCTTCGTCCGGGTAGCTTTCAATTCTGCTGGCTCGTAAAAAATCACTTTATCGTTTACTATTTTCCATTGCTTCTCTTGGTGTGTTTTAGTCGGCGGTAGCATCGGCATAAAGAACTCAGTCCGCATTATTTCACCAGCTTCAAAGTGGATTCAGCCGGGAATAAGGTGGCTGGCCCGGTAATACTCTCCCAGTCCACATCTACATCCAGCAGATCCGGAATAGATCCTTTGGTAACATTCCAATCTACTCCAAGCTTCTCCACCATATTGATCCAGTCGTTAATTTCATGATCTATGATTTTACCGTCAGTACCAATGTGTCTTAGTTCGTGGTAAATTAGGGCTACAATCTGTTCCTGGCTCATCTGCATAGTATTTAACCTGTAAATCTCCATCAAATATTCAAAAGGCTGTCCGGAAGTTTGATATACTATATCGCTCCACTTCTCCGGAATGGTCCCAATCTGAGCGAAGACAGTCTGGCTTTTTGCTTTCTTAAGACTTTCGGTATCTTCAACAAATAAAATTGATTCCGCGGCTATATGCTTAAGCTCAGGATATTTTTTTATAAGAGCTGCAGCTATTGGCCGGTATGATTCGTTAATACGAAACTTGCCATTGAACTCATTTACCACAGTTATGTTTTTTTGAGTAGGTATATCCATTTTTTACCTCCTGTTAATTTTTTACTTTTATTCCATTCGGACATTCTGTTTTAGTCAGGGAGAGGGAGGAAGGAGTAGGGCGGGCAGAGCTTAAGCCCGCCTTACTTCCTCCCCTGACCCTCGCATGAGGGACAGACAAAAATTTATATTTATATAGTGTTTTTGTCCCTACTTTTGTCCCTACGGTCAAAAACATGTTTTTGTGTTTTTGTCCCTGTTTTTATCCTTAAGGACATTTTGAAGGACAAATACTTGTTTTCTGTTTTTGTCCCTCATTTCGTCTTTTGTGAAAACTTAGGGACAAAAAGTTAATTTTCTGTTTTTGTCCTTGTCTCTTTTCTAAGAACTACGCCTTCTGAAATGGTAAAATCGCCATGCTCTTTTATCCTTCTTCTGGCAGTTTTTTCACTAACTCCCAAGTATTCAGCTATGTTTTTTACCGTTACTTGCTCTCCAAAATTACAACTATTAACAGCAACCTCAATAGACGTTTTTCGTTCTTCAGATTTAACTTCTTTGGGTTTTCGCTTCTCGATGGCCCGCTGCCAGGGTGCCTTATCCCCCTCGGCCTCCTGGTCCTTGAGTAGTCCGTCCTCATCAATCTGGTGCGTCGGGTAGGTGAACCAAAGGTTTACCGGTTTAAACTTAGGAAACTCCCGCAGGGTCCCGTCAATACGCCACGCCGTCCGCTGCTGGATGGTCTGCCTTGCTGCGTACACGTCTTTGAGCATATCCTGGTACCTATCCTGGCCTAATAGCCTGTCACACGCCGGTAGCATCTGCTTTTCTGAGCACCTATCATCCTGGCTGACTTCCTCGTCCCAGGCCGGCACATGCTTTTCAAGCCATGCCTCACAGACTGCACAAACGGCTTTGTTCTCCTCTTGTTTCATAAAGTCATCCGTCAGGTCCAGCTCTATGTAGTCCAGCAGCGCGTCCGGGTCCCGGGCAAACACACCTGAGCCTGATGCCCGGTCCATACTGCGTTTCTGTCCCTGGAGGCCCTTTGAATGATGGTGACAGTAGATTACGGCCGCCCCCAGCTCCGTACACACCCGGTCAAATTGGTTGCAAAAATGCGCCATCTGATCTGCGCTATTCTCGTCACCAGTAATGATTTTATAGATGGGATCTATCACGATGGCTATATAATTCTTCTTTTGCGCTCTCCGTATCAGTTTAGGAGCCAGCTTATCCATTGGTACCGACTTCCCACGTAGGTTCCAAATATCAATATTGGCCAGATTAGCCGGCTGCCATCCTAATGCCTGGTATACGTCCTTAAACCGATGCAAGCAGCTGGCCCGGTCAAGCTCGAGATTGACGTACATGACCTTCCCCTGGGCACATTGCCAGCCTAACCACTCCTGGCCTTCTGCGATAGAGCAGCAAAGTTCAATCAAAGCGAATGATTTCCCGGCTTTTGACGGCCCGGCCAGGAGCATCTTGTGTCCCTGTCTGAGCACTCCATCAATTAGGGGCGGTGCCAGGTCGGGAAGGTTGTCCCACACACTGGCCATGCTCTCCGGCTCCGGTAAATCGTCATTGATGGCCTCGATCCAGTCCTGCCATTCTTTCCAGGATTCTTTGCCGATATTGGTATCCACCAGAAATTGTTTATGACCATTGCGCTCGACTCCAGGCATCCGGGACAGGCGGGACGGGTTGCGATTCTGGTTATCTACCTTAAGCCCGTTTTTACGGCAAACATTGTAAAGATAGTCCACCCGCTTTCGGTACTCGTCGTAGGTGTCAGCATCGATGCGGACTATAGCATGGAGTGACTTTTTACCTGAGTGGACCAGGCAGGCCACCGGCAGCTCAAGCTCTCTGATGATTGCGTTCTGGTGGTCTATGTCCATATCATCAGATTCTACCAGGGCATACCGGTAGTCGGTTACATTATCGTTCTTGACGCCGGTACCGTCTAAAGGATTGAAACGGATCCAAGCTCCAACCTCTGGCTTATAGTCGCCCAGCACACTACCAATATCACCATCACACTGGTTCAGCTGCTGAATGAGTTCCCCGGCCGTTCTGTCCCAGCATCCCTTTGTAGGTAAATACTTACCGTCTTTTTCCCAGCTCTCAGTAACATACCCGACGTTCTCTGAAGCTTCAAAGAGAGTCTCGAGGTACTTCACCAGGTGTTCTACCGGGTTCCATGTATCCGGCTCTACGACTTCCTGGCCCTCGATCCAGTTTTTATCTACTACCACCAGGTCATCTTTGTCGCCTATGATAGCGTCCCATTCGAGTTCATACCCTGGCCCTGATTCTACACGTTCCGGTACCCAGCCCTGGTCCTTTGCCAGTTGCACCAGGGTGCCGGCAGTGACCGGGTTGGGAGAGCCTTGAAAGCTCCCCCACTTCCGGAAACACTCTCCGCTTGTACCATGATACCTTTTGGTATCTTTTGAACTCCAACGATCCCAAATATCACAGCTATACCCCTCACCATGTAGCGCCATGCCTACACTTAGCCATTCGCTATAATTAAGTAAAGCTGGATCAATATATTCTAATATCTCAAGAAGATTAGAAACATTGCTATTCATATCGACATCGCCTTTTTGGAAGTTCTCTTATTATTGGCTTGAGTTTTTGCATCAACCCAACGGCAGTTTTCGGGGCAATAATCACCATCGTTATCAATACGATCAATAGTACATTCTCCAAAAGGCGCATCAGGATTGTAGCCGTGTGCCATAGCCCAATCATAAAACGTCTGATAGTCGTTCCACTTTTCGCAAATTCTTATTCCGCGCCCTCCGTAGTTCGGATACATATCATGCGAAGGATATACGCACCTAGCAATCATTCCCCTCCATACACGATAAAGGCGCGTATTTGACATATTATGAGTGCGGCTTTTGTCTGCAATGCTATTTCTTGATGACTTACATCCACAACTTGTCGTGTGGGCGTTTAAGAGGTTTTCTTGTATGACCTCAGTTTCATTTCCGCAATCACAAATGCATATCCATAACGGATTAGTTCCGCTCCTTCTCTTAGATTTCGCTACAACAGTTAACGCGCCAAACTTCTCTCCAATTAAATTTTTTATTAACCCATGCTTTTCTCTTGTTTCCCACAGAAAATGTTTTGAGGCACATCCACAGCTTTTAGTGTTGCCGCTTTTTAGATTACACGCTGTTACGGCTACAATTTTTCCACAATCACAGAGACAATTCCATACAGCCCCCGATTTAGATTTTTGTGAGGACTTTTCAATTACAGTCAGTTTGCGAAAACGCTGACCAGTAAGATCATTTAACATCTTATCCCCCCATCCATAATTAAATCCAACCTGTCTTTTTGGCATATTCCCGCAAATTATTAAGTGTTTGAGATGATGTACTTGCTTCTGGTTTATATTCTGATGGTTTAATATCGTGTGGCACCCGCCAACCTGCCCCAGCAATCCTATCTATCAGTTTTTTAGCCGTTTCAAATTGCCAGGTCCCAACGTGCTGAAACCCTTTACGTTCCAGAAATCGAATCTGTTTTGGGGTAGTAAGGCCCTCCATCCGTCTCATAGCAAGCCGGTCAAGCAGTTTACCGGCTTTCCCCGCATTGTCTATCTGGTCGGGGAAGATGCCTAGCTTCTCCAGGGTCTTGACCTGTTTGTCTGAAGGTGGCCCCATTTCCCAGCCAAAGCTCGGCACGTATCCCGCTAGGTCCTCAGCTTGAATTGACATTTCAAACTGCAATGGGTCCACTAGTTTACGTTTCCGGTTCCGCATTTCCCGGAGTTGGTTAGCCAGGGCCTCCTCCCGGGCTTGTACTGCATCCTCGGTTGCCTTTTGCTCAGCCTCCTCGATGTCTACCAGTTGACCATCTTCCATGTTCTTGGTCATAACCTCAGCCACATCGGGTGACTCACAGATCAGGTGTGCCGGGTGGCAAAGCTCATGACGTTCAGTGTGCCAGAGGAAGTCCAGTAGGAGTAGATTGTCCTTGCCTTCAAATAGACGAGTCCCACGGCCTACCATCTGGCAATACAAGCTCCTAATTTTGGTCGGCCTGAGAACCACTATGCAGTCCACCGGCGGGCAGTCCCAGCCCTCAGTCAGCAACATACTGTTACAAAGCACGTCGTACTTGCCGGCCTCGAAGTCTGCGAGTACCTCGGCCCGGTCCTGGCTTTCCCCATTTACCTCAGCTGCTCTAAAACCTTTAGATTCCAGGATGTCCCTGAATTTTTGTGATGTCTTTATAAGCGGTAGGAATACCACTGTCTTACGGTCCATACAATACTTAGCCATTTCGTCTGCTATTTGGTACAGGTAAGGGTCTAATGCAGTGCCTAAGTCGCTTGTCTTAAAGTCGCCCGCTTGCTGGCCCACCCCAGTAAGGTCCAGTTTTAGTGGTATCGTCTGGGCCTTAATTTTGCATAAATACCCGTCTTTAATAGCCCGGGGCAGAGTGTACTCATAGGCCAGGCTCTCAAAATACTGGCCCAGGTTCCTCATGTCTCCCCTGTCAGGGGTGGCTGTTACTCCAAGTACCTTAGCTTGATTGAAATGCTGTAATACTCTTTGGTAGCTGTCTGAAATACAATGATGTGCTTCGTCCACTATGATGGTGTTAAAGTAATTGGCCGGGAATTGTGCCAGGCGTTTCTCACGCATCAGTGTTTGGACAGACCCAACAACTACTCTAAACCAGCTATTTAAACAGGTATCTTCAGCCTTTTCGACTGCGCAGCCCAGGCCGGTTGCCTTACTCATTTTATCCGCGGCCTGATCCAGGAGCTCGCCCCGGTGAGCAAGTATTAACACCCGCTCACCGTTCCGGACGCAGTCCTCAGTTAGTTTGCAAAATACTATAGTTTTACCGGTGCCGGTGGGCAATACCAGTAAAGTTTTTTGGATACCGTTTGCCCACTGACCCTGGATGGCTGTTTTTGCTTCTGATTGATACGGCCTTAGGTCCATAAGCTAAAACTTCCCTTGCTGGTAAGTGACCGGTTTTTGGGGTACAGGTTCGTAGAATTTTTTTATTTCGTTAAAAACCTTTTCCTCACCCTTATCATTGGTCCATTTCTTAATTCCCAGCTTACAGCGGCCTTTTGAACCTACAACTTGGTTCCAGTTCATAGTGACACGTTCACCATGTTTGCGTTGTCCAATGCCGACAAAAAACGCACACAGCATGCCCTCGGTGATCGTATGTAGGAACAGATTATGCCTAATAGTGGAGATGCCTTCCGGGCCTTCACATTTAATAGTTACAATGGCCTTATTGCAAGGCGGCAGTTTTTCGGATCCATTATGCCGGCTACGCTCAAAGTCAATAACTTCAAAATCATAATCGCCTTCCGGTAAGATAACAAAATCCTTACCATCATTCTCTATAGGATCGTCCCATCCTAATGCCCGTCCTTCAGCATTACTTACTTCGGTTGCAATGTCGTTCCAGTTTTCACTCATTTATATAAGTCCTCCTTATTTATAATGGGGTTTCGTTTTGTTTTATCTCTTCAATCACTTTTAACATTTGAGTCCAGGCCCCAATTAAACAGCCCTGTATAAAGCCTTCATCATAATTTTTGATAGGCGTATCTTCCGGATAATATCCCCGGCTGGCCACGGCCTGCTGTACTTCGGAAGGTATAACATTATTCTGTTTCATTAAGTCGGCTAAGGCTTTTGGTATATCGCTATAAATATCTTTATCTATGGGTGGCTGAGTAGGTTGAGATGACGGCTCCTGTGGGCCGGTAGTAACCATCTGTTCAAATTCCTGCTCAATAGTTTGGGGCGGTGTCACTGGTGGATTAGGTGGTTCTGTTTTTGTTGTTGATGGGGCTGTCAGCTGCTTGCTTCCCCGGGTAATGATCAATGGTCCTATTTCGTCATAATCAAAAGGCAGTTCCGGTAGTAAATCATGCCGGTTTTTTGCGTCCCAGCAGGGGTGATGTGTGGTGTACATGACCCGTTTGCCGCCCTGTACCTTATTAGTACCCTTGTCAGCTCCCTGGCCATCTACATTAATTACATAGGTTTTATAGTTGGCAAACAGGACCATGTCAGCCCACTCTTTGACCATAGGGGCCGTTTTCTTCTGTAGCTTCATTTCCCACCTGTCATAGGCTCCCATTTCGTCCGGCTGTTCAAACTTACGCATGGTGGCATGGGCCGTCATAACTACGTTTATGCCTAACTCTATAAGTTCTTCCAGTAAATTTAGCAAGCGGCCGAACTCTTCAGCCAGGTAGACATATCCCTTACCGTACCCAAAATCCTCAATGCCGGTTTTATGCGATTTAGAGCATATTTCATTCATGCATAATTGCTCGGCCCAGTCGGCTGTGTCGATTACCAGGGTGTTGCATATGTTCGGATTTTGCTTAATATATTTAACCTCTTCCATAAGCATGGTCCAGCTGGACGGTTTGGGTAACCGGGCTACATCCATATGTTTAGTCGAGCCTTCGGTATCAATAAAAACCGGATTTGGAAATTTACTTGCAAAGTAAGATTTGCCAATGCCTTCAGGACCATAAATTACGACCTTTTGGGCACCCTGGATAATTCCGCGTGATATTTGCAATTAAAATTCACCTGCTTTCCACTTCGGTACCTCCTGCACCGGTTGCTCGGCACCTGCGACATACCCGTCCTCGATAATAATTTCGCACTCTGGCCCAGTGCTCACCCGGGTGGCGATAGCCTGCAGGCCTTCCTGCTCCAGCCACTGGCCAAATTCATTGAGTGTGTCCAGATCCATTTGTTCTAATTTATCTAGGAGCACGAATCCGCATTGGGGTTTAAGCTTCCGGACGATGGATACACTCACTTTGAGCTGATCAGAGCCTGACATGCAGTCCCATTTCTTACCTTGATAGGTCAGTTCACCATCCTCTACCGACAGCTCGGGCAGGGGCAGATCGGCACCCTTAAGTAGATCGATCTTATCCTGCCGAACGGCATCCAACTGAGTGGTAAGGGTATTATACTGATTTGTATAGGCTTGGGCGTCTTCTTCAGCTTTATCTTTGTCCAGGTTGGCCCGGACCTTGATGTTAATGGCCTCAATATTGGCAATATTGGTTTCCAGTTCGGTTGTTGATTCATCGTGCAGATCCAATGCTGATTTTTGGGCAACTTCCAGGTCAGCCTCTATGTCCTGCTGTTTTTTACCCAGGTCAAAAAGCTTAGCTTTAAGGTCGTCGATTTGTTTTTGTACTTCTGCAGCCTGTATTTCCAGGTGATGAATGTTCTGGCGTTTGCGCTGGTTCTCCCCGTTCTTGGCCAGGATATCCTGCTGCTGTTTGATCAGATCAGATGCGGATATAGGCTCCTTGGGTGCGTCCGGATAATACGGCTGCTCCTTTGCAAATTTCTTTTTCTGGTCTGCGATCAGGCCGATGGTATGACGACGGCTATAGACTTCTTTTTCTTTCTGCTCTAGCTCATAGAGCTGGTCACCGACGCCGATAATTTGCAGGACGGTGTCAGCTTTCTCCTTGTTTGATGCTTGCATAAACTTAGGCAGGTTCAAAGCTAACTGCTCAACGAATTCATTCAGTAGCTGCTGGCCGCCTTTTTGTCCATTGGGATCTATAACCTTAAGATCTGAATTTTTACCCTTGCGCTCCACCACCAGACCATTGGACATTACGATATGAATATTGGGCGGGATAACAGACCCTTCCCGGGTAGGTTCTGATGGCTTAAAACTGTTTCCACCCAGGCCCCAGGCTATGGAATCCAATACCGAGGTTTTGCCCTGTTTATTCTTGCCGCCAATAATGGTAAGCCCGTTGGCAGTAGGTTCGATTTTTACGGCTTTTACACGTTTTACATTTTCAGTTTCTAACCGATTTATTTTTATGCTCAAAATGTGACCTCCTTACTGACGCTTGGCCATTGCTCGGTCCAATGTCATCTGCTTCTGCAACTGCTTAATGCAATCTGGACAAATATTTTTACCACTATGACTGATGGTTCCATCTGTAATAGTCCCGCAAAAGATACACCCTGGGCGGTACTTCTGCAGCACTATTTTTTCTCCATCGACATAGATTTTCGAGTGGATCCTTTTCATCAATTCCCATTGTCCGTCTGAGTTCCATAGGGATTACAACCCGGCCCAATTCATCTATTTTTCTAACCATTCCTGTTGATTTCATATTTAAAAACCCTCCTTATGTCTGATTGCCCATCTAAGTATTACAGCGCTTCCTATTGCCGGAACAACCCACCAACTGACATAGTGGATCAATAATGCCAGGATCCCGATGCCGGCCAGAGCCGCAGCACATATACCTACGTCGGTCATAACATCTTCAATTTTCATTATCTGCAGCTCTTCCTTGTACTCGGTTTTCGGGGCTAAAGTTATGACCACCTTTCCACTATCGCTGCGGTACGTTTTAAATCCGGCTGCTCGTCTGGACATATATCATTCCTCCCTGTACCCAGTCAGCCCAGGCAACCAAGCGGCCAGGACTGATATAATCATGTCGGGTGTAATCTTTCTGGTTAACTATCACATAACCGCCCTTATATTTCCCAGGGCGGTGCTTCCACCAACGGCGTTTACGCGCCATCTATACCGCCATCCTTTCTTTTTACCCCTACCAGGGGGGTGCCGGGCCGCCGTGCATATTGGGGGACTTGCGGTAGGCCCAGCTGGGGGAATTATAATTTCTGCATAGTTCCCTTAAATAGGCTTTCTATTTCTAAAATTAGTGTTGCTACATCTGAATAGACCTTCGCTTCTTTCTCGCTTGTCCAGTCTGAGGCTACAGCAAGCAGCAGGGCATTATCGAGGTTTTCGAATGCCTTTTCTACAGCTTTGCGCGGAGCTTCCATAATTGGAAGTCTTTTAGTGGGTTGTGATTTCTGGGGTTGCTGAGCAGCTTTGACTTTCGGGATTGTTATGCCCAGCTGGCTGCGCTTGGCGTAGACGTCGTTTACATGGCATTTCAGGGCTTTTGCTATATCGCCATTGCTTTTGCCTTCAAAACAGAGTTTTTTTAGGATTTCTACCTGTTCTGGAGTCCATTTCATTCGTGTTTACCTCCTATCTAAATTCGTGGTATACTGAAGTTGAAATAATTTCTTAGTCCGCTTCTTGGCGGGCTTTTTCTTTGGTAGCCTCTATGCACTCTGGTAATCTTTTTAGTTCCGGGTACCAGCCTAGAGATTTATTGAAGTACCGGCATATGAAGCCGTAACAATCGCCATCAAGAGCACTCACTATTATGAATGGGCAGCTGTCACTACACCTGCTTGGGTCGTCTTTCAGAACCGCTATCATAGGCACTTTGGTTCACCTCCTCTCAATCTCTGCCAGCTGTTCAATCCAGGACTTGATTTTTGCAACCTGGTCTTTAACATACTGGTCTTCGCTGCTGCCACCTGATGCAATATAGCTTCCTATACGGTGTTCAGCATCCGCGATCAGAGCGACGTAGCCTGTTATGTTCATAATGTTAGGACCTCCTTTCATCGTGTCATCATCCACCGTGCCAGCCCAACCACCGGTATGTAATATTTGCCTTTGTTACCGATTCTTTTAGCAGGGAAAGTCGGGTCAGCCAATAATGTTTGTCGGTGGCAGCCAAACATGGCGCAGATCTCTTGTATAGTTAAAACCTCTTTGCCCGGATAGCGTTCAGCCAGATGTTCCAGTTGCTCTCGGTATCCGTCCGGTTCTCGTGGCATTAATTAGGCCTCCTTTCCTTCTAACTAACTTGTTTTTCATTACCGAATAAAAAATCAAGTGTCATACCGGGGAAATGCTTGTCCCTTATTTGGATTGTTTCTTTCAATGTAAATTCAGTGATGCCATTTATTTTGTTGTAAGCAGACTTTGGGGATATGCGCAGGGTGTTTGCTATATCAGTGCCTTTTAATCCCTTTCGGGCCATTTCCGCTTTGAGTGTCGTAAATAGCATAGAATTACCTCCCTCCTTTTACGACTTTTCGTAATTTGTTAATTTCATGTTATACGACCATTCGTAACGAGTCAAGTATTAAATTACTACGTTTCGTATTTTTTTATTGATATTGGGAAAGATATTACTTACAATGGAAAATATAAGGAAGGTGATCGGAATGGAACTGTGGGAAGTATTCAGTAGATTAATGGAACGGAAACAAGTAAAAATCGCGGATATAGCTAATTCTACCGGGCTACCATATACAACAATTGATAGTATTATTAAGAAAAAATTAAAGGACATTAAATTTAGTAACGCCAAGAAAATTGCAAACTACTTCGGGGTTACTCCCGAGTATTTATATAGCGGAGAAACAATATTTGAATCAAACGTAGTACCTATTTCCTTGCCGAAGAATACTGTTAATATTCCCGTCCTCGGTTCCATACCTGCTGGCATGCCCGTGGAAGCGGTTGAGAATATTATTGAATGGATAGACATCCCCGAAGAATGGACACACGGTGAAAGGCAATATTTTGGATTAAAGGTTAAAGGGGACAGTATGTTCCCTGAGTATTTAGAAGGTGACACTGTAATAATCCGTAAACAACCCTGCTGTGAGAGCGGAGATGATTGCGCAGTGATGGTAAATGACACTGAGGCTACACTAAAGAAAGTGCATAAATGCGAGGATGGCCTTGAATTAGAGGCTATTAATCCCATGTATGGCAGGAAGAAATTTACTATGGAGGAGGTGAAGTATCTGCCAGTAAGCATATTGGGAGTAGTAGTGGAATTGAGAAGAAATAAACGGAGGTGAAGAAAAGTTAATGACAAAGAAAAAATCGAAGTATTATGTCCGGCCTGACGGGCTGCATGAAGCTATACGCGTTATTGATGGTAAAAGGGTACCTTTCCGGGGGCGCACTGACAGAGAGGTTGAACAAAAGATGATAGAATATCGGGCAAAAATTGAACAAGGACCCTTATTCCCTGAAGTTGCGGTTAAATGGAAAGAAGATCATTTTCCAAGCTTATCACCGTCGACCGCGAACGGATACACATCAAGTTACAACCGCGCCAAAGATAGATTTAATTCTATGCCGATCAAGGAACTTGCCCCAGCTGATGTTGATGCATTATTACAGCAAATGGCCCATCAAAAGTATGCTCGAAAAACGGTTACCACCCAGTTACTGGTAATTAATCTTATCTGCCGGTCGGCGATACTGGACGGTATTATAAGAGTTAACCCCTGCGCTGCTGTAAGCGTTCCAAAGGGATTAAGGCATACCCCAAGGGACTTGCCTTCCGATGAGGAATTAAAGGTTGTAAAGGAAGGCTGGAACCTGCCCGGGGGGCTACTACCTTATTTTATCTTATATACTGGATGCCGTAGGGGCGAAGCTATGGCCATAACCTACAACGATATCGATCGTAAGAAAAAAATAATTAGGGTGAATAAGTCAGTATGTTATGCTGGCGGGGATCCTTTTATAAAAACACCTAAATCAGCAGCTGGCAACCGTGAAATAATCCTCCTGGACAAACTGGCTGCCGTGCTCCCTTTAGGTATTGGCGATGCACTGTTGTTTCCAGGGCCGGACGGTAAAATTATGCGGAATGTGACTCTTAGGCATCGTTGGGATAGGTGGAGAAAACTAACTGGACTAACATTAACCCCGCATCAGCTACGGCACGGTTATGCCACTATGTTGTTTGAGGCTGGAATATCAGAACGAGATGCCATGGATCTGTTAGGGCACTCTGATATTAAATTAACCCACAATATATATACCCATATCAGAAAGACCAGAAAAAAAGAAACAGCTGCTATTCTTAATGAAGCAGCTAATAAATTTTAACTGTGTATTTACTGTGTAGATGACCTATCAAAAACCCATACTTTTTAGTATTTTTTCATACCCTAAAAATACAAAATAAAGCCCCTGAGATACCGCACTCCTACGATAATCCCAAGGGTTTTACAGCTCTAAAGTTTTGGTGGAGACGATGGGATTCGAACCCTATTAAAAGTCTTTATAAATGGCCGTTACAGACACCTACTGTGTAGTTGCTGTGTAGTATTGCAACTTCTTAATCTCACGGGTCATGACTCGTCTTTCATGTCCCGTGAGATTAAATCTTTTATATATCCTTGAAGCGAAAATCCTTTTTTCTCGGCGTATGCTCGGATAACTTCCTTTTCTCCTTTTTTAACTTGTAGCCTGATATCATCATATGTCTTTTTAGCATAGTCATTCCGGACTTGCGCAGTCGTTTTGGTTTTTGGTCGTGCCATAAATATCACCTCTATAAAGAGCATAACCGAAAATAAGATAAATGTACATGTTTTATTAAGAATCTATTGCAATACATGTACATGTATGTTAAACTAAATACAGTTAAAGGGTGACTTACAGGAAGGAGCGGATAGCATGAAGGAATACTTGTTAGAAGAACTGATGTATCGGGGTGACCTCAGAGTCCGCAGAGCAGACCTGCTGATGGAAACAATCAACCTGGCAGCCCGGGGCTGGCCTGAAGATTATGCGAAGATAGACGAGCTTGATGTGGAAATCAACGCCATTACAGCGGAACTGGAGGGGTAGAGATGAATCACAGAGCTATAATCGAAAGCCAGATCGACCTCCTGGCCAAACTGAACCAGCAGCTGGCCAAACAGACTACCCCGGAAGCGGCCCGGGAGATACGGGAGAACGCCTTAGCAATATTAAGACTAACCGAGATCGAAGCAACGGTAAAAGCACAAGGGGTATTGGAGGACCTGGAAGAGAGGCTGGAGGCAATGGAAGAGGCTATATTCGGGGATGAGGATATAGAAAAATTAGACGCAAGTTTCGGGCAGGAAACCTTTGTGCAGTACATCCGGAACTGCCGTGATGATCTTGATACTATATACGACGTTTGGGGTCCTGCACTCGATAGGCATTTAGGAGAGGGTTGGAGCGATGAAGCCGGGGAGTAGCACCCCGGCTCTTTTGCTATAGGAGAATGGGGGCTGATTAGGCCCCCTTAGACTCCGGATCATCTCCCCTCCTATTTCTCCGCTGCCTTTCCGTCCACGTAGCTCTCACCTAGAATAAAGGCGATAATTACGCCTGTAAGCCAACCGTAGGCATCACGGTCGATGGGGGCGCCCAGCCCCTCATTCAGTATGATAAAGATTGCGCTGAACAGCGCGGATAAAAACTTCCTGCTTTTTAACCTCGATATAAATGGTCTCATTTAATTAGCCCCCTATCTAAATATTAACTGCCGGCTTTAAGCCTTCGGCAATTAGTTTGCGGTCAAACGCACCGCCGCGATACTCGAACACCAGACTACGCACCTGGTCATGGGATAAATCAATCACATCATTATTGCCGGCCTTGTCCGAGCCATCACCGCTGATAACCTTGGCATTCATAAGCGTTTCAATTACTGTCCGGAATCCGTATTCATCAGGAACGTCGCTCAATCTTTCGTACCTCTTCATCTCTTCATCATCCTCACTTTCTTTATTTTCTGCTGTCTCCAGTCTGGCTTTAAAGCCAGTCCACTGCTCAGGATGCTGCACCCATGGGGCCGGGCAATTTTTGCCGGTAACGTCGTAGTGCCGCAAGTTGTGGTTAATATCAATGTTATACAACTTCATTAGGTATTTGCCCAGTTCGACCGCATTTCTAACGGTTGCTTCGGTTATGATGTAGTTTCCGTTTGCGTCCTTGTCGCTGCACATCTCAATACCAATGGAATTGTCGTTTCTGCATTCCGGATGCTTATATTTGGTTGCGCCGCAATGGAATGCGCAAGCTCCATCAGGTACGCTATTAGTTGTACTGTCCTCGTCGACAAAATAATGTGCGGATGTATCATTGGTATCCCTGCCGGCAAAATAGGCGCCATTGTCCTCGTCGGTGTCTCCGTTGCCCGCAGTATAGTGCCATACTAGATATTTAATGCCGTCTTTGCGGTAGGACCTGTAATTACCGGAATAGCACAAGTTTTGTTTAATGTTCAAGATTTTCGCCTCCTAACAATCTCTCTGTTCGCCTGTATTTGCCGGCTTGTCTGGCCAGGCGTTATTTTCTGACATAGACTCAAAAACCGACTTGGCCATGTAGCCGATCAATACTCCTACGCCTGCAATCATCACCTCCCTGGATAACGACTCCGCTATTTCCGGCTTGTCGGCCCACGCCAATGCATAGGACTGGTCAATCCAGCCAACGCATTTATAAGTCAGAAAAGCCAGCAGAATTTTTGTATAGGTCATTTGTTTACCAAACCACGCAGTAATGGGCTTAAATATCTTTAGCATCACATCACCTCACCGCATAGCTAACTAAAGCTAGCAGTAACCCGATGCCGCCAACCAGATAACCCCACATATCTTTACT